TAGTATCAATCCGCAGCCAAAAACTCCCTATGATAAGATTAGACGGCAATTTTCTATATTTTCATGTTTTCTTATGTATAACAGAATATAAAAGTATGCTTTTTTAGTGTTTTTTCTTTTTGTTTAATAATATTTCTTGTTTTATTAGACAATATAAAATATGATTGAAATCCCTAAAACTATTGGAGAACTATATCGAATGTCGATGCAAATTAAGAAGAAAATTGGTAGACCAAAGAAGTACGGAGAAGATACTGAATTTAGATGTTTTCGTATTCCTATGAGTCTTGATAAAAAAGTTATAAAAATGACCGAAGATAAAAAAATATCGATGAATGAGGTAATCGTTCATGCACTTGATAAATTTTTCTATGGAGAATAGCAACAATGCAAACACTAATAAATTTTACAGTAGAAGTGCCAATGATTTATTTTATACCAATACTAGTATTCACAATAGCTATTGTTATGAACAAATTTAATTTATAACTTAACTAGGAGAATAATTATGAAACCAATACTTTTTAATAATGACGAAACTGATTTAATTTGTGATCTTCTTGCAGATAGACATGACAATTTAAAAGATAGATTGGAATCAGAAGAAGAATGTAAATTAAACGGACACCAAGATACAGGTCGTGGTGATTGTGCAAATTGTGATCAATTCTTACCTGTTGAAGATAATTCTGATACTGCAAACGAGTTCAACTTAATAGAAAGAATACAAAATAAACTGTTTTCTGGTGTTCATACAATTCATACTGATGCTGATATTGTCATGCACACAGGTGAAAACTATTTGGATAGTCTCGAAGTAAGTTCCATAAGACTAAATAACGTAGATTATCAAACAACAGGTACAGGCGGAGGTTGCACCGCACTTACAACCAAAGTTGGCAAAGTTATACTAATGATAACTGACAATGCTATGATCCCAAATTCGATAGAGAGTGAAGTGAGCATAGGTGTTTATGATGGAGATGAACTGATAGAAATTTCTGAAAACCTCGATAATGGGAAAGATACAGTCGAATACAAAAAACTCCAGAATATACTTGCATGGGATGGCACTACTATCAAATTCAAATATATTACAGAAGAATACTTAAATAAGATTATTGATAATCCTGATAGTATTCTTTTTAGAGTCGAATGGATTGAAGGATATGATAATACTGATCTTAAAATTGTATCTATTGACGAACTAAACTCTGACGATTGGAATATGAGTGCTTATCATGGCGATAGTTGGATTAGTGAATTTGCTAGATTAAAAGTTGGTAGTTGTATAGACAGTTATGGCGATGGTCATGTTAAATTTACGAGAATAAACTAGGAGAAATTAACATGAGAAATAAAATAGAAATTGAGGAAACAGTATCAGGGAAAATATCTGGCAATGTTCATGTGTTAGATGCCGATACTTTTTGCAATAACAATAAAGATTGTTTACCAGAAACTTGCATAACAAGTATTAAAAATTTAAAGAATGGTAAAACTGTCAAAGTAGAATTACCAAACTATCCAAAATTAATTATCAAATTATACGGAGAATAACTATGACTACCGATAATCAAGACATTAGGTTGACAGGACATAACTTAAAATATGTTTATGACCATATTTTAGACCAATACCATCAATCAGGGGAATTTGACTGTTCATCTGGTCTAATTAATGCTGTAACTATAGCTGTTGGTTCTTTAAAAGAAAATGATCCAAATAAATGCTATCCAATTACTGAAAAAGATAAAGACCATTGGGAATAATTATTTAATTAACTAGGAGATATAACTATGCCAAATTGGGTAACAAATGAACTAATTGTCGAAGGCGACAAAAAAGACGTAAAGAAATTTCTTAAACAAATGGGCGATGAAATAGATTTTGAAAAAATAATCCCCAAGCCAGAAAATTGTTTTGAAGGCGGTCTTAGTTTAGAAGATCGTAAAATCTGTGAAGAAAAAGGTATTCCTAATTGGTACGATTGGTGTATTGATAATTGGGGTACAAAGTGGAACGCTTGCAATCAAGAAAAATGCGAAAAACATGAAGGCGATACCTATATTTCACTAACTTACAAATTTGATACTGCTTGGAGTTATCCAGAACCTATCGTTGAACAACTGCGTAAGGAATGGGATAAACTAGAGTTCTATGGCGGTTGGTTAGAAGAAGGTTACCAAAGTTGTGGACAAATGTAATAACTTAGAAACTCTTTCTAATTATTTGAAACTTAGTAACTGTACTCTTGATCACCTCTGACAAGCCACCATAACCCTTGTCGGAGGTGATAACGCTCATAAGGAAGTATCTGGTATCGTCCTCTTTGACAAGCCACCCGATAGCCTTGCACTCGACAGGGGGTTCTGGATTTTCGATCTGATCTTTTTCACACCAACCACCATCGCCTTGATGATCTAGAAAAAAAATCAATACGAGGGGGAATTTTTGATACTTATAAGGCATTAATTATTCCATTGGTCGCTATGATTGCTAACACTACCTGTAAAGTTAATAAGTAATATGCTTGGATTAATTTCGCGAACCATACCCATAAAATATCAGCCAATAAATTTAACGACCATCCCACCAGGTATTTTTCCTCTGATATTAGATAGACAGCTATAATGGTTATGGCGGTCGAAATTGCTTCTAATTTTTTTATCACAATTTTACTTGTGCATAATAATCCTTTAAGGCTTTTGTCTCTTGATGCCACTTGTGGCAATCATTACAGCTTTTCCGCCGGTAAACCCTAGTTAATGTGAATTTCGGTTGCGATCTGAAGATAGTATTATCCGATCCACAATTAGGGCAACAGTCTGTTGTGCCTTGCCAGAAGTTCATGTTTGGAAATTGTTTCATCCACGGACGTAGCTTGGTAAAAACACGCTCCAACGATAAAATATCGCCTTTACAGTAATGCACCATTTCCTTTAGTGCCTTAGTCCTAGTCTCTAAATTGCTATGCTGAGACACAATATCTTTCCACATAGACCAACCGCGTGTCGGTACTTTACCTGCGCCTGATAAATGAATGTCGAGGAAATCTAGTCTGTAATAATCAAACCCAAATTTTCTAGCTTGTTTTAAAGTGTCAATGACGATCAATTTTGGTAATGGTTTTAACCCATAAAAAATACAGCGAGCCTCAATTTTTGGGAGGTCGAACCGATCCCCATTTTGGTGTACCAGGATATGATTATTCTCACCGCAATCCATTAGAACTTTGTGTAACTCTACAATAACTTTCTTGTCATTTCGTGGCTGTCTTGGGTTGATCTGTACACTATGAATAGTTTCATTAGCACTATACTTCCATGCAGCGCAAGCTATTGTTGTTGTCTGTTCGTTAAAGTCGTGGGGGATATAGTCTGTTTTTGCAGACCAATGGTGCGAAAGCATCGGTAATGTTTCGATATCCCAAAAAATGAACATTCTACCAACCGCCTATAACAAACCCCATAGCAAAATAGCCTACATACCAAATAAATCTAGGTAGACTTTCTAAGATAATATTTGTGTCCGTCCACAATTCTTTTAGTCGTTGTAACATAATATTAATTCCCGATGATGTTAATTCAATTAATTCTTTCATTTGTAAGTCATTGTTTCTTCGTTATTCTAGGATATGCTGTAGTATCTCTTTTCTATATGGATGCGAATTTCGGCCTCTCAGGAGGTCATTTTTTCCAAGTATTAACCATTTTCTCCCCGGAACGACCTACCACATACCCTCCAAGTCCTATTTTCAATAAATCCCACATGTCAGGAGGTATCTCAAGCATGGGTGCATCCATCCAAAACAATGATAAATATGGATAGATAATATAATTATTTCCAATAATTGCTGCGAACAATAACATTGTGATTGGTCGCCAGTTTGAAGTCAGAAAATGTTGTGACTGAGCCTCTTGTATAATGATGTCGGCTTGTTTTTCAAATTCTTTAAACGATCCGTCAGCAAGCATACCTTGAAATTCAAGCTGTGCCTCTTGCTGTTTTTCCTTGTCAGGGAACAGCCGCTTTATAAGAGTGTTAGCTAATGGTGCTAATATCTGTATCATCTAAAACTAGTCCTCACTATCGTTTCATTAGGCAATGCCTCTCTTATCTGGCATTGCGACCTCACATGCTCAATTCCCTGGTCTTTAAAAGTTTCAACAAGTAACTGTTTAAATTCTGGTTCTGCTTTAAATCTTGCACATTCAATGGCTGTAGGAAAAAAATAACTCGTATTAACATAATCAATTCTTCCATCATAAAAATACAACATCAAAATGATAACAAAATTACTCATAATCTACCCCTGAATCAGCATATCCATTTCTTCTTCAGTTCTATTTTTTAGTTGTTTACCGCGCTTAGAATTTAATAATTCAATCCCCGCAGCAACCCAATCATCATGTCGTATTGCTGATATCATAAATTTAAACTTCATAAATTTTGTTCGTCCTAAATTGAACATAACACTTGCTAATGCTATTTTTCTTGCTTTACTAAAATTATCGTAATCCGCAAATTCATTTCTCAAGCTGCTAATTGTCCATTCTAAGTCTCTTTTTAAGCACATTTCCGCTACTTCTGTAGTTGCGCCTTTTTCAATTAACGCAACAATTTCATCTGGAGAGAAAGGATTATCGTCTATATTTCTACCCCAAAAGATTGTCCTTTTACCCGCAGGACAAATATATATAATTAAGCGTAACCCTTCGTGACGCTTAATAAAATTCATCAAACTCAATGTACTAATTGTGACTCCGATTCAGGCATGTATATGACATCATGTGTGTCCATCATTTCCCGTATTTCAGTAAAAATCACATTATTATACTTAACTTGTACAGTAAGATGATTTATTGCCTTGATCAATTCTGAATTATGGTCAGGTTTCATAGGTGTAATTCGCCTACAGACTCATCGAGTTGCTGTACATTTTCAAGAACATCATCAAAATATTTGTCTGTAAGGTCATATCGTTTCTGAGTTAGGGAGGTTTTGCCGTTTTGAACTAAGTTGACAATATCATCGATGATTTCTTCGCGTGTTCTTTCTTCGCTATACATAATATTTATCTATACTATATGTATAGTAAGGGAATCCACTTTTGTCAAGCTATTCTTTGAAGTTTACTTTGACTGTTTCTTCCTTAATAGCCTCGTCTGCGAGCCTATAATAATAGTTATTATCTGGGATGAAATTCTTATCTTTTATGACAGGTCTTTCCTCTCCATCTTTAACGACTAATGTACCGCCATAACGATACTTCTTTGCCGTTGGTGAACAGTCATTACAAGTATCTGTTTTTTGATGTTTACCCATACCTTGCTTAAACATTATCCTGTCTTTTGTTTGATGGCATCTTACGCATGTCTTTACATAAGGATATTTGATCATTGGAATCCTTCAAATTCAATTCTCCCTAAATCGCCTTTTAACCTCTTATCCCTCATTTGTTTAAGCTGTTGTCGATAATGTTTGGCAGCATCCTTCTCAAAAGTTTTCCATCCCCCTATTGGTTTGTAGGCTTGGTGTTTTTTTTCATTTAGTA